TCGCCATTCTTATCGGTGAAAGACATTTTTGACTTCTGAATAGCTAGAAGCTCATCACTCTTTTCTTTAATTGCTGCTTCAAGACCTTCTAGGGCCTTCTTTGAGCTTTCTGCTTGATCAGCAAAACGCTTTTCTACTTCTGCTAGAAGCTTTTCAGCTCCGGATTGTTCTACTTGAATTGCGGCCTTGATGCGGGCATCGAGAGCGGCTGTTTCTTTAGCTTCGGCATCTGCCTTAGCTTTTGTTTCAGCTTGTGCCTTAATAACTGCAGTAGCAGCATCAGCGGCGGTCTTAGCAAGTAGTTGCTCAAGTTCTTTTGGATCCATATTCCATTCCTTATTAGATTTGTCACTTTCTTGCGAAGCGGAAGCAGGTAACTCTTTAGTTTCTGACTTCTTTTCCACAAACTGACTTTTAAAATTACTATAATCCTCGGCACTTTCGAAAGCCTTGGATAAACTAAATATACTATCTTGATTAGCAGGTACTGATACTACTGATATTTCTAAGAGCTCAAGCTCCTTGATAATGAAAAGATCTGTAATTGAATCATAAACTGCGTCTTTAACGCGAAAACCAACGCTAAAAGCTGTTAGTACACCATCTTTGATTAGATTGAACACTTCTTCAGCGGCTGCTGAGATACGTGCTTTAATCCATAACCCTTTTTCATCTACCCTGTGATCAACCATACGCCCAATAGGGTCATCGTGATCATGATAGGCTAGAATAATAGGATTTTTAAGATAGTTGCCCATAGCTGAGTTCCACGCCGTCATTGGGATGACGTCGCCTGATCTATCTACGCAGGTGCAATTAGCATAACCTTCGATATTGATAGAGTCAATTACATCATCTGGTGAAGCAATACTCTTTTGGAACTGCTGGTTAAGGTATAGTATCTTATTTTCTATTTTCATAAGACTCCTTATGGTGCGGGGTTATTATCTTTTGGCTTCGGAGGTGCACCACCTTCGCTTGGATTAGCAGCTGATCCTGCTATATTAGCCGGTACTCTAACGGTATCACAGTCTGGTTTAGGTTCATATCGTAACTCTTGACGAGCTTCATTAGGAGTGATGATTCCACCATTCACTAGTGTTGCATGGTAAGAGGCAATATCTTTCAGATCAGGCTGGAGGGCAGATACATTAGAAGTTATTACATCAATATCGTATCCAAAGAATCTTTCAATACCAGAAGTGAACTTCTTCACAATAGGTATAATTGTTTCTAGATAGAATAAGCGTAGATTTGGAGAAATGTTAGCATTGTTACCACCATCAATAAGAACTTGTGGAACACCTAACGCCATTAATACTTTTAGATTGTGTGTTTTGATAGATGTATCAAAATCCATATCTTTAAAGTTTGAATCTCCAATACTCTTTAACTTAAGACCACTGTCCAGAATCATAGGGCGCTTTGCTCCATTCTTGACAGAGTACTTAGTCATCCAATTCATGATAGTCTTATCCTTAGCCGCCTGGCTAAGTGTATTATCAGTTTCGATAACTATACCAGCAATAGCTCCATTATCAAAGAATTGATCCTGGAATTGTTGCATCTTATACAGAGTATTAATTGTTCTTGTTGCAGCAGCTAAACGACTACTTCCGCGGTACACTGTGCTACTACTAATATCTTTTATGTGAATTATTTCATTTGGCTTAAACTTAGTTACACCATTATACTCATATCCAGCTACAAAAGTTTTTGCATCTGAAATTACCTGCATGCTTGTTGCAGGTAGATGATATAAATGAACTCCATCGAAGTAGATAAATATATTACCCTCTAAGATGAAGTCTGTAAATATGTGAGTTCTGAATTCTTGTGCTGATTGGTAAGGATTAGGTCTGAAGTTTAGTAGGTTATGAACAGTTTTCTGTCTTATCCCTACCACTGAGCCTTCTATCACTTTGTCTTTAACGTCGTATTCTAGACTTGTACATCCTGATACGATCATATTAACACCACGACTTACGGATTCTAGCTTCTCATATGCTTGTGCGTATGTAATAGAAGCGTCAGTACCTATACTGTATCCAAAATCATATTGTATTTGTTCTTGTGCTGGGTTCTCTTTAGTAAAGAACTCGCGAATATCTGTATTCCACCATGCCATAAAGGTTCCTAGTAGAAGGCGCTAAATGATCCTTTAGGTTTATCATCTGCAGACTCTATTCCTAAAACTTTAGCTTTTTGCTTCTCGATCCATCTATTCTGCTTCTCTGCAGTTGATAACGCCGGGGCTTTGCCGAATACTCCATGTAGCTTTTGATGGTGCCTAGCACATAAAGTAAACACCTCTACGTAGATCTCAGAATGATGTGCGTCTATGAACATATCTCGTACAGCTAACACTTCAGCATCTGTGGACATCTCGTGTCCATTATCTTTTGCCCATTTTTCAAGAAGTAGCGTCAGTGAGTTAGTATGGTGTAATTCAAGCTCAGTAGTAGAACCGCAGATATGGCATTCACTCTGCTTTTCGTATGCTGACTTAGCTCCATCCCTTATCCACTTAACAGGTATTCTTTTATTTGTGTTAACTGCCATTAGTTACGTCCATTTTTATTTTACTATTACGATTTTACAAGAGTATTATAGCACCAAGGGTGGCTAAAGTCAATGATAAAATTTTTGATGCCACAAAACAAAAAGCCCGCACTAAGGCGGGCTTATTTTACTTCTTAGGTGGCTTTGGTTTCTTGGGTTTACCGCAAGGCATAATAACTCCTAGTTATTAAAAAGACGTGCAAAGAATCCACGTGATTTTAGAGCATCACGTTCTTTTTTTAACTGCGACTTCTCGCGCTCTAGTACTTCTACTAAAGTCCCTGATTTAAGGGCTGCTATTGCTGTCAGGCACTCTCTCTTAGTATGTTTTACTTCTTCCTTCATATCAGCTAAAGATTCTTCAAATGCTTCTGTAGCCTCTTTAACGTCATCCTCTAATTCAGCGTTGGAGATCTTCCCATTCCTTTTCGCTAATCATCCTGGGCCTAGTAGTATTAAGAATATGAGGGCTCCAGTTACTATTAATAAGTATACCTTCTAGAGTATCTAAATGATCCTCATGGCAGTTAATTAATACGTTGTACAAGGGATCTCCATACCTATCATAAGCTAGTTGTAGCTTCTTGGCATGTTTCCCTGCTGCCATATTCTTGGCATGTTGATCCCACCTTCGAGCAAGATCGTTAGACTTGCCAATATAGTAAGATCCATCACGAAAGGTTAATTTATATATTCCAGCACTCATACTTCTAAAGTCCATCCTTTATGTTGTTTTTCTAATCCTCTTAGTACTCTACCTAAATGAGTATCGTTTAGATTGTGTTCTCTTGCGAAAGCCTTAATATTTGTAATAATAAAAAGATCTCCACTTGGAGATTTAATTCTAGGGTACTCTTTTCCTTGGGCTTTAGCATCACTTCCTGATTTTCTAGATCCTTTATAATCCATTAATTTTTTATACTCATTTGGATAGACATCTTCTAACCATTTATGATTATGCCCCCCAGCAATAGACTTGAGAGTACTATAAGATACTTTACTTAGTTTAGATAGTTCTGTTAAACTAGTAGAAAGATTAGATACTAACAGAAGTAGAGCTTCTTCTATGCCTTTGTTAGTGTATACGGAAGTACCACTACGCTCACCATTATTTCTAGAATGTTTTAATTCTTTTAATTTTTTGTATTCTTCCGGGTATTCTTCTTCTAGCCACCTATAAGATGTTAGACTTGATATATCTTTTACTATATTTGATGATACATTTAATTTTAGAGATATTTCTTTTAAAGTATCTTTAGTATTTACTAATAATAGTAATATTTGTATAGCGGTATCATTTGATATTGTAGAGAAGTGTACTAATTCGCCATGTAGTTCTGACCTACAGCCGGCCTCATATTTTACATTAAATCCTTCAGATACTGAGTTAAATATATCTATAGCTTCATTTTCGCAGTTATTTAATTCTTCCTTAAGGCATTCACATAATATTTCTAAAGAAGGTTCACCATATTCTATATAAGCTTTATTTAGCTTTTTTGATGATTTATTTAAACGCATTAAAGACTTGTGCTCTTGATATCTATTTTCAATATCAAGAGATTGTCCAATATACACTTTATTAGTATCTTTAAATTTTAGTATATAAATTCCACATGTCATAATATTACCTTTAATTTTTTATTATGTAATATTATAACATATAGGCAAACTATTGTCAATAATAAAAATTTTGATGCATATCGATATTCTTCAAAATATTTTAACCAGTTAAAAATGAGTACAAGGCATAACGAATAGCATCAGCAATGTGAGACGCTTCATTATGTACAGGTTTCTCGGTTATCAATGCATCGTTAGGATCCCACTGATACTGGTCCATTGAGTCAATTACATGAGTGCAATGGCGTAGGATCTTTAAACGATCTTGTTGTACTACGGTCTGACAGAATGCAATGCCTTCTAGGACTTGCTTTTTGGCTTTTATAGTTGCAATGTCGTATAGGTAGGCTAAGTCAGCTGCGAATTGTGCTGATGCAGGGTCAATAAAGATCGCGT